CCCGGCTGCTCAAGGGCCACGACATCAACACCAAGGGTGGTTTTCGGGTTCAGGGGCCGACCAAACTCGTCAACGCGCCGACCTTCCGCGTGTCCTCCACGCCGGCCAGCCGTGAGAAGGGCTTCGAGCTGCAGAAGGCGGGCCAGCCGCGCTCTGCGCGACGCAAGCCGCGCGCCCGCTCGCACGCCATGGCCACGCCCTCGACCATTTCGCAGGGCATCCGGACCCAGAAGCCAAAGGCCATCACCAAGGGCCCGCGCCGCGTCCGGAAGTCGAGCACGCGCGGACGCAAGGTGAGGCGTTGATTGGGTTACGCGAGCGCTGGCGACGTCGTCGCAACCTCAAGCGGCTCCTCCAAGGGTGGGTCGCGGAAGTCGACGAGCAGCCGCTGCCATCCATGGACCACGTCTACCTCCGATACATCGCTGGGAGGTGTGAGAATGGCGCGTGGAAAGGCGAAGGGCGGACGGGGCAAGAAGGACCGCCGCAAGAAGCGTAACCGCTGACAGATACCATCGGGGTATGACGTTCGAGTGCATGCCCGAGGACATGGCCCGCACTCTCGTTCGTGAAGCGCAAGGCGCCGCTCCGGATGAGATGTGCGGGTTCATTGTTGAAGGGTGGAATTACGTACCCGTCCCGAACTGCCACCCAGAGCCGCAGCGGCACTTCTCCATGGCGGAGGACCGCATCCTGGAGATGCTGACGCACAACGCACACAAAGTGCTCGGGATCTACCACTCGCACCCGCGCGGATCTCGGGAGCCGAGCGAGAACGATGTGGTCATGATGCAGAACTACACGCCGCATGGGTTCCGGTTCTGGATCGTGACCTTCAATGACGTGTTCGAGTGGAGGATCCATCGTGACAAGCCCTGCCCGGTCCGGCGCGACGGGACAACCCCAGGACCCGATGGATTGGCTTACGCGATACTTGCGCCTACAGCGTAGGTATGACGCTCAGGTTAACGCCCGCCTGCGGGAGGCTATGGCGGACGCCGAGCGGGACATCGAGCGACTCGGCGACGGCGTGGGAGCGCTGGTGCGTTCGGTGCAGCTCATGCAGGCCATGACCTCGATATCCGGCACGCTGGCCAGCTTCTGGAACGCTATGGGCGACATCATCGCGGCCGGCCAACAGGACGCGGCGACCGAAGCGCTCCGTATGTCGTTCGACTGGGACGCGGTGCTGTTGAAGCTCGGGCTGACCGCGGCGCAACGCGGGGCGATGCGGCGCTCGCTGACGGAGGCCGGGCGGTTCAATGTGGAGGCGATGCTGGCGCGGATCTACAAGACCCGGCTGCCGCTCGCCCAGCAGGTCTACAAGACGGGCGCGCTCGCCCAGGGCTGGGTCGAGTCCCGTCTGGATAGGGGCATCGCGCGGGGCCTGACTGTGGCGGAGCTGGCCAAGGAGGTCCGGGACTTCATCAACCCCCGGACGCCCGGCGGGGCAACCTACGCGGCACGCAGGCTGGCCAGAACCGAGATCAACGCGGCGTACCACGCCGTCACGATCGTGCACGCCGAGGACAAGCCCTGGGTCACCGGCATGAGGTGGCGCTTGAGCGGGAGCCACCCGACCCGGGACATCTGCGACGTGTACGCCAGCAACGACCACTCGGGCCTGGGGAAGGGCGTGTTCTCGCAGGACGAGGTGCCGCCCAAGCCGCACCCGCAGTGCCTTTGTACCGTATTCCCCACGTTGCTGCCTGTAGAGGTCTTCCTGGACCAGTTGAAGAATGGCATGTACGACGACTACATGTCGGCTACCTACGGCCTGTAGCTCCAGATCCGGTATCATAAGTGGGGTCAAGTCTGGCACCATTCTGGAGGACCACTTAATGAGCACGAAGCTCGCCAAGGAGCGGATGATCCGCGTACTTGGTGTCTCGTCCACCGGCTTTCCGATCTACGCCATCTCGGGGTCCGAGGGCGAGAACGAAGGCAACGGCAACGAGGGCACCGAAGGCAAGGAGAAGGATGGCAACGAGGGCACCGGAGGTTCCGGTGGCGACTCGGGCCAGAGCACTCCGCAGCCCAAGATGGTCTCGGAGGAGGAGTTCCAGACCATCCTGCGTCGTCTCGAAGCGGCCGACAAGGCCAAGGGCGAAATGGAGAAGCGTCTCCGCGCCATCGACGACAAGGACAAGTCGGAACTGGAGAAGGCCAAGCAGGAACTCCAGGAGCTGAAGGACCGCGCGGACCGGGCGGAGGCAGCAGCGCTGCAGGCCCGACTCGCGGCCGAGATCCTGAGGTTCCCGGGATTCGTCTGGCACGACCCGGAGGCTGTTCTGAAGATGGTGGACATGGAGATGATCTCCGTGGACCCGGACACGGACAAGGTCGTCGGCGTGAAGGACGCGATCAACAAGCTGGCCAAGGACAAGCCCTACCTCCTCAAGGGTAAGCAGGACGGCGACAACAAGAAGTCGGGTGGAGCGGGCACGAATGGTGCCAGCGGTCACAACCCGGCGGGCGGGGGTGACACCACGGACAAGAACAAGCTCCGTGACGAACTCCGCAAGAAGTACAAGGTCAGGTAACAAGCCATCGAGATAGAGAGGTAGGGAACCGCTCGTGGCGGCTTACGACAAGTACGACTCCAAGATCAGCGGACCGCGGTCATTCCTCGCGGCTGACTGGTCGTCCAGCGACCTGAACAAGGTCGTGGGGGTCGGCTACAACGCATCGGGCCAGCTCGTGAAGGGCGCCGGTGTGACCGGCATCATGGGTGTCCTGGTCCTTTCGCGCGTCATCAAGGCGGGCCGCGAGCCGGTCGACCCGATGAAGCGCGGCGAGATCACCGCGTTCGACAAGGTGGGCAAGCCCTCCACGACGTTCGCGGCTGCGGCCCCGGGCACGCGGTACGCGGTCGACAACACCACCGGCGCCGTCGAGGCGCTCTCCGGCTCGACCGCCCCCGCGGCGGGCAAGACCTACATCGGACACACGGTCGAGGCCGGGCGCCTGATCGTCAACGTGGCGGAGAAGTGAGCATGAGCAACAAGACGCTCTCCCGCGACTACGCCAAGTGGTCGCTGGACCAGAACCAGGAGGCCGTGGGCAAGCTCCAGGTCTTCCAGGGCCCGACCGCTGGCACCGCGGCATCCGCCAACCTGCTCCGGACGCTGGGCTTCCTGCCCGGCATCTCGGGCTCCGAGGTCGGCGGCTACCAGACCCAGGGCGACATCGTCCAGGCGACCAACGACGGCATCGACCTCAACGCGCTGTGGGCCGAGTTCCAGCAGGTCCTCGACATCTACAACGAGAAGCGCGCGGCGCTCGTGGCGCTGATGACCTTCCCGGTGCAGCAGCTCATCGAGACGGTGCCGCAGGGCGGCGAGGCCAGCTTCGAGATGGCGTCCGAGTTCGGTGAGCCCAAGGCTCTCCGCGCGGACATCAACTACTTCCAGCTGGCGTACGACTTCAAGGACTACGACCTGGCGACCCGCTACACCTGGAAGTACCTCCGGGACGCGGACGCGCGGCAGGTCGAGGCGCTGCACCAGCAGGCGCTCGGCGCGGACAACCGCCTGATCTTCAAGAAGGTCATGGAGGCGCTGTTCGTCAACGCCAACCGCGACGCCGACATCAACACCCAGAACTACACGGTGTTCTCGCTGTACAACGGCACGGACGGCGCCGTCCCGCCGAAGTACAAGGACATCACGTTCGACAACACCCACAGCCACTACATGACGAGTGGCAACGTGGTCGTGGACTCGGACGACCTGGAGGACCTGTACGAGAACGTGGCCCACCACGGCTACGGCATCGAGCAGGGCACCACCTTCGTCCTCCTGTGCAACCGGGACGAGATCAAGGAGATCCGCAAGTTCAAGGCGGGTCAGGTCAACAACAACTCGGCCGAAGCGACGTTCGACTTCATCCCGGCCGAGGGCCAGCCGGCCACCATCGTGCCGAACGAGGCAGGCCTGCTCGGCTCGCGTCCGGGCTCGACCTGGAACGGCCTCCCGGTCATCGGCTCGTACGCCGGCATCCTCATCGTGGAGGAGGCGTACATCCCGAGCGGCTACATGGTGCTGCTGGGCTCGGGCGGCGAGGGCGACCTGCAGAACCCCGTCGGTCTGCGGGAGCACGCCAACCCCGCCTACCGCGGCCTGCGACTGCTGCCGGGCAACCAGCAGCGGTACCCGCTGATCGACTCGTACTACGCGCGTGCGTTCGGTACGGGCATCCGCCAGCGCGGCGGTGCGGCGATCATGATGATCGGTGGCAACGGTACCTCCGCCACCTACGCCGTGCCGACGCAGTACGCCAACAACGGCGTTCTGGTCGCCTGAGAGGGGCCTGACTGATGTCTGTGCAGATCGACCCGAACCACAAGTACACCGATGAAGAGCGTGCGTTCCTGATCGCGCGTGGTCGGCGGCACCTGGTCCTGCAGAACGACCGTCGGTTCGCCGAGGACGCTTCGAGTCCCGCTCCCCAGGACTCGAAGACGCCCGAGCAGGTGGAGTGGGAGGAGCAGGTGAATGAGCTCACCGTCGCGGAACTCCGCGATGAGCTCGCCAACCGCAACCTCGACACCAAGGGCAACCAGTCCGTGCTGCGCGAGCGGCTGATCGAGGCTGGCCCCGAGTCCTGATCGGGCGACATGGAACGGGGGCTGGCCGGCGCAGGCTGGCCCCCGTTCCCCATGTAGACTGGAGTAGGAATGGCACCGGTACTCGCGGGACAGTATGGCCCGGAAGGGCTTGAGTTCCCGGACGGCCGTCCTGCCCGGAACACGCCCGTCACGGTGCGCGATTCCAACGGCGACGTCGCAACGCTGTACGCCAACAAGGAGAAGACAGTCGTTGCGGCCAACCCTGTCACAACGGACGGCTACGGCAACGTCTGGTTCCTCGCCGAGCCCGGCGAATACAGCTTAGTTGTAAACGGCAACTCAATCCCGATCCTCGTCCCCGTGCATCCGCTCGACCCAGGCTTTGGCGTGGGCGGAGAGGGCGAGGGCGGGTACATCCATACCCAATCCACCCCGGCCCAACTCGTCCAGATCATCCACGGTCTGCCGTGGCAACCGGGCGGCATCCAAATCATCGAGAACAGCGGCGACATTGTGGAGCCCGAGTCGATCACGTACCCGTCCCCAGGGGTAATCGAGATCGGGTTCCAGATCATGTTCGCTGGCAAGGTCTACCTCTCCTGAAAGGCTCCCCGCCATGGCACGCAAGGTTGGTACCGATCTCAGCCTGATGGGCTTCGCGCTCATGTTGGCCAAGATGGACCCTGTCTCGTCCGACCCCACCGGGCTCGGCGCGGGCGACGAGGGCCGGTTCTGGTACAACACGACCACCGACCGGCCGAAGTTCTGGAACGGCACGACGGCGATCGACCTCCTGGACATCGCCAACCAGGTCGGCAGCCTGACGGCCTCCCGGATCTCGGACTTCGACACGCAGGTCCGGACGTCGCGCCTGAACCAGATGACGGCGCCAAACGCGGATGTTGCGTTCGGTGGGTTCAAGAT